CAACGGGTGCTTGCCTTTTTTTCTCTTTCAGGTACTCTAGGGACCACATCTCAGGCCAATATGATTCTTCCTCGCCGGTTACATCGTTATTCAAAATTGCAGAAAGAACGATTTGCGTCCAATTATTTTGCTGACAGAACGTGGTCGAATGAATGTCATCATGACGGAAGCGTGTACCAAGACAAATTGCACGACCTCCCTCAAACATCGTTGGAGCAATCACAGCGTTCCAGTTATCCTGCATCATTTTGCGGATGTCTGGGTTGCCAATATCTGAAGCAGATTTTATGGGGTCATCAATTATCACAAGTTGAGAACGCTTTGAAGTAACTGAACCTTTTAGTCCAGCGGCGCATAAAGTAAATTGTTCTTCGCCTGTTGTATCAATGCCAGCAAACTTATGGTCGATAGACCAGTATTCATTGCTGGTGACATTTTTAAGTAGCTTAACCGTAGGGAAAACTTCTTGATATTTTTTTGATTCAATGATTCGTTTAATTGTTGCTGACTTGGAACGTGCAATATCAACCGTATAGCTAAGGTAAAGGATCTGTAAGGGCTTCTTGGCTTGCGTATGAATACCAATAGCCCAAGCAGTAAATAAACCTAATACAGTCGATTTTGCAGATCCCCGTGGTCCCAATAAATCAATATTAGGACCTGCAATTTTTATTAAACAAGAACTATCGTTATTTGTTACTAATTGACGATGCCATTCTTGATGATGTTTAGCCGGTGGTTTATCAGCGACGTATTCACAAAAGTAACCGAAGTCCTCTCTTGCCTTTTCAAATAATTCTTCTTTGTCAGTCTTGCGTACCTTATGCTTTTTGGCTGCAGCCTGAGCGTTCCGTCGATAAGCAAGATGACGATGAGAGGGCACTATTTTAATAACTACTACCTAAATAGTAGCTTACTTTTTAGCTTCTTCTTTTTTGTCTTTAAACTTTTTAGCAGCCTTGGCTGATTTTAAACCCTTTTCAGCAGACTTTTCTGCTTCCTTTCCTTCCTTGGATTCATTCTTCTTTTTAAAGTGCTCCAGTAACTCAGGAGGCATTTTCTTTTTAGACATTGTCTTCTTCTTGTTCTTCTGTAGGTGGTTGTTCGTTTAACAAATTTTGAAACGGTTGTGGGCCAGGACCTTCTGTNTTTTCAGGAGAATTGTTCATAAGATCCTGAAAAGCTTCTTCATTTGCTTGTTTGGGCGGTTCAGNTGGAAGANTAGGGCTGTACTTACGATTAGAAGCAATCTTGTTAAGCATACTCTCAACAGATTGTTTCGTAAATGGCGCAGCGTTTTCTTCCATGATATTAATCCTCAAACTGCATTCTAGCCCACACACTCATTGAAGCTTCTTGTAATGGTCCCTCAATAGGATCATCTTTGAAAATAGAAGCTAATTCACGTAATGCACGATCAGCTCCTGCCATCAATAATCCTTTGCGATCACGCGAAGAAATAAATGAATCGACTTGTGAAATAGTGCCACGGAGTTCCTTTTGCATCGCAGCAATACGAGCTACACCTACATCTCTTTTAACTGCATAGTTTTCAATATCCATTCTCAACTTTCTAATATCTTCTTGCATCTCTTCAATTTCATTGAGCAAAACTTTAAGATGATCTGGTTTTGAAAAATGCTCTTTCAACCAGAGATCAACAGCAACAATACTGCTGTTATATCCTAAAAACTTTGCATACAAATAAACCTGGATAGCAGAAAAAGTTTCTTCTGCAAAGCTACAGAAAGATTCTTTTGTTGCGCTATCTAAATTATCAACCCAATGCTGAAAGACCTGGATGTCAATGTCAGAATCGGTAAGCTTTTTGTGCTTGATTGTAATCTCTTGCTTCGTCTTTCTCTGCGAAGCGTTGCGTTTGTTCATTGGTCGCCCGTTTTTCTGCGGCACCTTTACCTATTGTTGATCGCTCTTGCTCGCCAGCATCTTCCATTTTCTTTTTACTAAATTCATAGGCTACTCCAGCGGCTTGACGATANTTATCAAGATCAAACCAATCGTCTTCTGAATAAGTATCTTCGACTGCCATTGGAATAGCCTAAAAAATTTAGATCAGAAATTGGACATCATGGAAGCAAGACCCTGTGAATAGATATCACGACGGCCTTCAACAGACTCTTGACGCTTTTGACGCTTTTTGGAACCTTCTAATTTATCGAGCAGCTGCTGGAAAGTTTCCAGATCTACCGCTGCATCTTCATCGTAAGAACCACCAGCACTTGATGTCATGTCTAATTTAAGTGACTATAAAAATTATAATACAGATCAATGCAACTAAGCCCAGAAACCAGACATCATAGAACCAAAAATTTGTCCTTCTTTTTGTCGTTGAGCAACATCACGGGCGGCATCTCCCCTAATACGTTCCCCTTCCAGGCTATATTCACCGCGTAATTTATCACTTTGTAAACCATATTCACCTTGAATTTTTGCTACATCTGCCGCTCCAGCATTTACAATTGCTTGCAAATCAAGACTATATTCACCTTGAATGCTTGCTACATTTTCGGCTTTTAAACGATCTTGATCAAATCCATACATCCGCCATTCTTGCTCTCTTCCTGAAGTAAGATCAGCAATTTGTAAATTTGTATCTGCAGCATACATCTGCGCACCTGAGTACGCCTGAGCAACTGCTACATTAGCTTCTGCATTAATATTAGCAATTAACTGGTTACTGTTATATAAACCTTGATTTAAAAAATCTTGATTGGCCGTATCAATACGAGCCATTTCTTCATAAGCACCTAAATCAATATCAGTGCCGCTATAACCACTAGTGCCACCTGCTGCTGCATTATCTGCTGGATCTACACTAATACTTCCTCCAGTTGATCCTCCAAAGTTTTTCTCTTTTCCTACTGCGGTAAAAGCCTTATCACCAATTTTTACTCCTGCTGCTGCTTTATTTTCTTTATCTTGTTGCTTTTGTATTTTTGCTAAATAATTTTCAGCCTCTTGTTGACTTCCACCAGAATCACCAAAGTCTCTAATTTCCGAACCGGTGATTTTTTTATCACCTCCGTACTTATCTAAAAAGTCTTGAAAAGCGCTAGCCATTTAAATTGCCTCACGTGTTATAAATTTCATTGATTTTTTGGCTTCTATAACTTCTAGCATCATCTAGTCTATCAAACATTTTATTTGTCCTATCTGTTCCACCGAATAAAAATACTCCACTATCAGTTCCGACCAGGGGGCCGTACTTCATTCCAGCCAGTAATTCTTGTGATGATGGCATTCTGTTTCTCATACCTTCGGGAGTCTGAGCAAAGTAAGAAGAGATCGCTTGTTGTGCTTGATTTGAGCTACCAGTATTTCCAGTTAGTTTTGCAAATTTATAAGCATCTTTAGTTTGTTTTCTTGTTGGTGTCGCCCCACGGAACATTGATTGTCCGATAACACTTGCTAACTCACGGCCTTCTTTTCTACGTACTGGTTTAGTTGCAAAGTAATCACTAAGACCATCTGTACCAGCTAAATTAAATTGATCTTCTAAATATTGATCTACAAAAGGAAGAGACTCAGGAAGAATTCCACTAACATCAAAACTACCTCCTCCTCCGCCTGAGGAACCTCCCCCTCCAAACAGGCCACCTAAAAGATTGCTTGCGGCAAAACCACCTGCTGCTGATAAAGCCCCTGTAGCTAATGCCGGTAAAATTGCAACCATTTCTTTACATCCTTTATCTACTAATTATCGCAGACCCAAGTCAACCAAACATTGTCATGAATCTACCAGCTCGCATTTCAGAGCCTGGCTTATCTTGTGCAGCAATTTGCCTTCCAAAGGCCCTGGTAACCTCATCTTGAAATGCTTTACCTTTTTGCATGTTCAATTGAAATATCGCATCTTCTTGACGGCGTTTTTGGGCTAGTTCTTCACCTAACAAACTAAAAGCACCTGCTTCTCTACCAGCAAGAAGAGCTGCTTGTCCACCAAGAAGAGCTGCTTCCCGTGCACTACGTCCATAATTATCTGCTGCA